TCACCGTCGCGCCCTGGCGGGCACCACGCAGGCGACGGAGCGGCGGGGGGTGGGCTGCGGCTTGGTGGGGGGGTCGGGGGTGGCGGCGGGGGGCACCATCACCTTGACCATGGTCAGGAGCGCCCGACGCTGCTCATCGGTCATGGCGTCGTAGGCAGCCAGCAGTTCGGCCCGCGACGGGTCGGAGGAAATGCTCGGAGAACCGGTGATCAGTTCCTCCCAGCTTATCCCGAGATGCGGTGCCAGCCGCTTGGCCCATTCAACCGTGAGCTTTCTGTGGCCCCTCCGTAGGTTGAAGATCTGCTGTTTGCTGATTCCTAGCGCGCCTGCCAGCGCCGGGTCTGTGAGACCGCGCGCGCGCATGAAGCTCGAGAGTTGATTGGGATACGGCCCATCTGTCATCGGCACCCGGACCGTAAACGGTTTGATTACTGGCGTCGGCCAAGGTTCTGTTGACTAACAGTCTACATTATGTTTACTGTCTTGCTATGAAGCTAGACGCCTACCTACGCGAACACGGTTTGACCTCGGTTGAGTTCGCCGAACGCGCCGGACTCGGCCAGAAGCAAACGGTGCACCAATACCGTCACGGGCTGCGTTTTCCGACTCCTGCGGCCCTCCGCCGGATTCGCGACGCCACAAACGGCGCGGTCACGGCGGATGATTTCGTGGATCAGCACGTCGGTGCATCGCCCCCGACCCCAACCCCGACACCCACCCCAACCCCCACCCCCGCGCCCGCCCCCGAGTCGCGTCCTCCGGTGCGTCGACGTCGTCGTTCGAAGGCGGAGGGGGTGTGATGGCAGTGCTGGGTTCGCTCCTCGCGCCGCCTTCGCAAGCGCGGGCCGCTATCGGGTCGGGCAGTGCTGTGATGGGGATGGCGCGGGGTCCGCCGTGGGCGGGGACTTTACCAGCCGGGATTCCCGCCCCGGCTGGTAAGGCGCTTCGGAAAAATGCCAATTCCGGAGCCGTACAGTAGTTGCAAGTCAAAGCCACTAACCGTGTAGTAGAAATGCCCCACCCCACCGGAAAAGTCAAGCCAGCTACTCAGGATTTTTCATCAACCAAGGGTGAGGGGCGCCCCTGGTTCCGAGTCCGTTCGCGTGCGAATCGGGGTGTTTTGCGGCTTATGGTTGTCCGTCACAATAATACGCAATCCATTTTCGAGATTATGACGGTCTTATGGCAGTACAGTTGCAAGCCTGCGGGTCTGCAACCGGGTGCGGGCGTGCGGGCGCCGCTGCCACCATGAGCGATCAGCAGATCAACAGGCGACTGCTGGTTTGGCATTCTGAGATGGGGCAGCAGCAGTTCCCCGCGTTGCGGCGGCCGAAAAACTGGGCGCGCCCGCATCATCTTCGGGTCGCGCGGGTCCACGGCGACCCGACCGTGCTCTCGGGAGGGCTGTCTGGTCCGTCCATGCCGACCCAAAGCCGCGGTTTGCCGTCGCTGCTGTCGCGCCTCGATGTGGAGGAGCTGATCGAGGCCAGCCTGGCAAACGGGTGGACCGAGTCAGAGGACGGCGACGCATGAGCGGCGCGCCCCCGCCCGCGTCGGCCAAGGAAGCGCGCGCCGCAGCGCTGGAGGCGCACAACAAGGCGGCCCGCCAAGCACTGATGGCGCGTCCCGCGAAGAACACCGACGCTGACCTGGCGCAGAACCACGCCGAGGCGGTGGTGGCGGCGAGGCATGCGGCGCCGCCGGCCGTGCGCTCGCTGGGCGCCAAGCTGCCGCGGGCGGCCCGTGTGGCACTCGACCCGCGGGACCGGGTGTTCAACCCGAAAATCCTCGAGGCCGACGTCAAGCGGTTCGACGGCCGTCCCTTGGTGTTAAGGCCCTGGAGCGACGCGGTTGACGCATGCCTGCGCGAGCATCGGCAGGTGGGTGACGTGCTGGCGACCGGCATCAAGTTGGTGGCGCAGGTGATCGGGTGGGGTGCCAGGGCGACCCAAAAGGTTGAGAAGACGTTCAAGCAAATTGCCGAGCAGGCGCATTGCTGCGTCGAAACCGCCCGCAAGGCGGTGCGCTGGCTGGAGGCGCACAACCTGCTCGACACGTTCAACGTGCTCCGGCGCGTGAACAAGGCGCTGGAGCGCGGGCCGAACCTGTATCTGCCGGTGGTGCCGCCCGATGCTCCTGCGCCGGCCGTCGCGGCTGATCCGGCGGTCGCGGCTGATCCGGCGGTCGCGGCTGACCCGGCGGTCGCGGCTGACCCGGCGGCGGCGAAGCTCTCGACGCTCGCACGCGCCGAAGCCAGGCTGCAACGCTGGGCGGCGCGGTTTGGCCTGGTGCCGCGGGCCTGGGGGCTGAACGCCACGCCGATCGGCACCAAAAGCAGCCTGCGTCGGGAGCGCGACGACCCCGAGCCCGCCTGAGTGGCACCAGGTATGGTCTGAACGCCCGCCCCGCGCGGGCGCTGCCGTTTGTGCGGCCCTGAAGCGACAGGACGACGAGCAGGCGTTCATCGATATTTTCGATCAAACAACCTCGGTTCAATCGAATTTCTGATCAGGAATAGCAGGTGTTTTGCAACGAACCGGCTGCGGCGGGGGTCGTCCGGGGGCTGAATCGCGGCTTTGGCAGGGCTGATGCCAAGTCCTGGTATTTGGCAGTACGAAGCTGATACCAAGTCTTGGCATCAGCCCTGAGAGCTGATGCCAAGACTTGGCAAACATCAGGCAAGGAAGAAGAAAGAAGAAAGAAAGAGAGCGGAGCGCGCTTTCGCGCGCGGCCTCGGATGTGCCAGTAAGGGGGCCTGCGGCCCCCCTACGCTCCGCTGCGCTGCGCTGACCCCCCGCTGTCAAGAAAGGCCGCTCACGAGGGGAGCGGCGGGGCCGCCGGTGGGTCGGGGGCCGCCGGACGGAACGGATGGAACGAGTTCAGGTTGCGGAGCCGACGGATGCGATCAACCAGCCAGCGCCGGAGCCGATCGAGCTTGGGACGGCGGTGCGGGTGTCGCTGAGTGGCGGCTGGGCGGTGACGGGGATGACGGAGGAAGGCGTGGTGATCGAGATCGTGCCGCCAGGCGGCTGGCCGCGGTCGGACCGGGTGCGACCGGCGCGTTGCACGCGGTCCTCGGTGGCGCGCTACGTCGTGCAATGCTGGAGCTGCAGGGTGCTGCGAAGGGCGGCGGAGATGGTGGTGGTGTGCCGGTGATCCGCGCCTGGTGGACCGGGCGGGAGCTGCGCCGGCGCGAGGATGCGGCCGGGATCCGGGTGGCGATCGTCGAGTTCGATGTCGCCGATCCTGAGAAGCACATGCTGTACAGCGATGCGGCGTCCTGCCAGTTGGTGCCGGCGTTGCGCGCGATGCTGGCGCGGCTGGAAAGCGGGGCGCTGCGAATGCCGGTCGATGGCAGGTTCCGCTGGGAGGACGTCGATGTCGATCCCTGAGCCGCGCGGGATGCCGGGCTACTGGATGAACGAGGTCTCCGGCGTGCTGCGCCCGGCGGTGCGCGCCTATCTGCTGGGCGGTCCGCTGAGCGGGGAGCAGATCGCCACGCTGCGGGCGTATCTGAGGCAGTGGATTGGGGGGCACGGGACCAGCCCGGTGTGGTTTGTCGGGCCTGAAGTGGCGGCGCTGCGCGCGTCGATCGACGGGCTGACCACGCGGCGGGCCATCGCGGCGTGGCTGGAGCGGGCGGTGGACGCCGGGATCGATCCGTTGTGAGGATGCTGGCGTGACCGGGCTGAAGATCGAGAAGCTGTATGCCTGGGTGGCCGAGGAACCGGACGGCGGCGAGGGCATCGTGGCCGGGATGCTGCCGGGGATGCCGGGCCTGACGCCGCTGATCGGGGCGGACCGGTTGCGGATCGAGAGCTTCCGCGGCTTTGCCGAGGCGGTCAGGCGCAGCACCGGCTACCCGGTCCGGCTGAAGGCGTTCACCGGCGGCGTCACGATCGACGAGCTCGCGTAAGGGGGTGCCGTTGCGTCCGAATGCACGGTTCAACTGGATGCAGGTTTCGTGGGGCGCTCCGGACCAAATCCGGACGGAAACGTGCAGCTATTGCGACGCGCCGATCGACGATGAATCAGTGCCGCTGATCATCTGGCGCGCCGATGGCTGGGTTGGAGAGTTCTGCGAAGAATGCCAGCGCCAGTGGTGGGGAATGCAGTCGTTCCGCGTCGTGCTGGCGGCACACGAGCCGGAGGATGAGCCGGAGCCGCAGGCGCTTCCGGCGTGCATGCGCCATCCCGGAAAGTTATGTCCTGGCGAGTGCCAGTACTTGCTCAGCGCCGGCGAGTGCATCCACGACGCGGGTCCGGCGTGAGATCAGCCGGCGGCGTCACGATCGACGAACTCGATTAACCCATCGCTCACGGTTTCGTGAGATGGTGCCCGGATGGGCTGGGCAAGGGTGAGCAGAGTGCGGCATGAGCGGGTGACCGCGGCGGCGGTCGAACAGCGTCTGGCGGAAGCGGGGCGGGTGCTGCTGGCGCTGCCGCATGCGGGGTGCTTTCCGAGCGGGTTCCGCACGCTGTGGCCGGCCTGCGACGGCGATGTGGCTCCGGCGCGGCGTTTCGTGCCGTCGGCGGCGGACATCAGTGCGATGGATGAGGCATACCGGTGGGTCGGTCTGATTGATGACGTGGATGAGCGGCGGCTGGTGCTGATGCGCTCGCTGGTGCGGATCGGGCCGGACGGGGCGCCGCGGCCGGTCTGGAGTTGGCGCCGGCTGCAACGCAGCACGGGGCGGCATCCGAGGACGCTGCGGGTGATCTGGGGGCGGGGGATAGACCGGATCGTGCGCGGGCTGAACCGGCGGGCGAGCGAGTCTGCGCGGGAGGCGGAGCGGCGGACGGAGCGCGCGTGCCAGGCCGAGTGGCCGGAATGGCGGGGAGGAAACCGCGGGAAAGTGGCGGATGAGGCCGGGATCGGGTTACATCTGTGGCCGGTCGGCGGAATGTGGGACCAATTTCCCCGGAAGTCTGCTATATTGGCGGCATTCTAGGATTTTTCGGGCCTTGTGCGGCAAGAGCTGGCCGCTGTTTCCGCCCGGCCAAATATAAATCACGAAAATTGACGGACTTTAATGATCTGCCGGACCGCGGTCCGGCGGGGTGCTTTGGCGTGCCGGGGCGGGTTTTGGCATTTCGGCCCCGGCTTTGACGGCGGCGCCGGCGCGCTTTGGGCAGCGGCGCGCCGGTGGTGCCCGGATGATCTGTTCCAACCTAGGCAACGTCCCTTCGCGGATGAAACAGCGATAAGATGCCGCGTCCTTGGGCCAGGATGGCCACCGGCGGCCCGTCGGACGCGCGGCTGTTCGTCTGCTACTACCGGGTCTCGACCGACAAGCAGGGCCGCAGCGGGCTGGGGCTGGAGGCGCAGAAAGCCTCGGTCGGGTCCTATGTCGCCGCTTCCGGCGGGCGGATGGTGGCGGAGTTCGAGGAAGTCGAGTCCGGCAAGCACCGCGACCGGCCGCAACTGGCGCTGGCGCTGGGCGCCTGCCGGGCGCGGCGGGCTACTCTTATAATCGCCAAGCTGGACCGGCTGGCGCGCGACACCGCGTTCCTTTTGTCGATCGTGCGCGGCGCCGGCGAGGCCGGGGTGGTGTTCTGCGATCTGCCGCAGTTGCCGCCGGGTCCGGCCGGGACCTTCGTGCTGACCATGTTCGCCGCGGTCGCGGAACTCGAGCGCGGGCTGATCAGCCAGCGGACCAAGGCGGCGCTGGCGGCGGCCAAGGCCAGGGGCGTGCGGCTGGGCGGGCGGAGCATCGCGGGCGGGCTGGACAGCGCGGTGAGCCGGGCGGGCCGGGCGGCGCAGGCCGAACGGGCGGCGGCGCACCGGGCGGACGTGCTGCCGTTCATCCTGGCGGCGCAGAAAGCCGGGGCGGTGTCGCTGCGCCAGGTCGCGGCGGCACTGACCGCGCGCGGCATCCAGCCGCCGTCCGGCGGTGACCGGTGGCACGCCAGCCAGGTGCGCCGGATTCTTGGCCCCAGCCCGCCGCGATCGATCGCAACCTCAGAACCGGATTTCTCCGATGCCGCTTGACCAACTCCGCCGCCGTGCCGGCCTGACCGCGGGCAAATTCTTCTATGGCGTCCATGGCACGCCGTTCGTGGACGCCGCGAACGCCTGGTGGTGGACGCTGGACTGTCTGGACGCGCGGGCGGAGGGGATGCGGGCCACGGCGTCGCTGCGGATCGGGCGGCCGTGCGAGCCGGACGACGTGGTGAACGCGATGCGCCGGCTTGATCTGCCGGCGTTGCACGCGAAGACGGTGATGAGCTGGGGCCGGCAGCGGACCGAACCGCCGGAGGGCAGCGAGGCGCGGCGGCTGTGGGATGAGGTGATGGAGCGGCTGACGCGGGTGCTGCAGGCCAGGGGGATCGTGCGGTCTGAGCCGGCCGGTCCGCTGGCGCTGATGGATGTGCCGCTGACCGGGCTGCGTCCGATAGGGGCGGGCATCGAGGACGCGCTGGAGAAGCTGGGCGCGGCCGTGACGGAGCGGGAGCGGCGGGTTGGGTGAGTCTGAGAACCGACCGGCTGCGACTCGACAGAAGCGGAAGGCGCCGCGCTCGGCGTTCAAGCCGGGCAATTCGGCCAATCCCGGCGGCCGGCCGAAGGGCCTGGCTGAACTGGCGGAACTGGCGCGGTCGCACGCGCCGGAGGCCATCGCGGCGCTGGTGCGCGGGCTGAAGCATCCGAAGCTGTTTGTCGCGGCGGCGACGGCGCTGCTGGACCGCGGGTTCGGCAAGCCGACGCAGCCGATCGAGGGCGATGTGGGGTTCGGCTCGCTGCTCGCGGTGCTGGAAGCGCGGCGGCGGCGCAGTGATTCGGATGCGGAAAACGACGCATCGAAGTGACGCGTACGCGCATGCGAAACCGCATCGGAAAGCGCATGCAAAACCGCATCGAAAATTTCGCAATTCTGATGCGCGGCCGGGTGCGGAATCGGATGCGAAAAAGCGGGTGATTCTGGATGACGGATGCGTCGGGGCTGGCGGCGTTTGCCGAGGCTCTGGCCGGCTATCAGACCGACCCGCTCGGGTTCGTGCGGGTCTGCTATCCGTGGGGTGAGCCGGGCGAACTGGCTTCGCTGAGCGGGCCGCGCGACTGGCAGGTGGACGCGCTGCGCGATATCGGCCAGCGGCTGGCGGCGGGCTATGCGCCGGGTGCGGCGATGATGCCGGTGCTGAAGGCGATCTCGTCAGGGCACGGCATCGGCAAGTCGGCGCTGATCGCCTGGCTGGTGTGGTGGGGGCTGTCCACCATGGTCGATGCCAGGGTGATGGTGACCGCGAACACCGAGGCGCAGTTGCGCACGCGGACCTGGCCGGAAGTGGTGAAGTGGACGCGGCTGGCGCTGAACCGGGGCATGTTCAAGGTCCAGGGCCTGGCGATCCATGCGCTGGCGCCGGGTCATGCGGCGAACTGGCGGTGCGACGCGGTGACGTGGTCGGAGCACAACCTGGTGGCGTTCCAGGGGCTGCACAATGTCGGGCGGCGGCTGGTGGTGCTGTTCGAGGAAGCCTCGGGCATTGCCGACAAGGTGTGGGAGACGACGGAAGGGTCACTGACCGATGCCGGGACGGAGATCGTCTGGGCGGCGCTGGGCAACCCGACCGAACCGACCGGCCGGTTCGCCGAATGCTTCGGGCGGGAGCGGCACCGCTGGTTCGGCCGGCAGATCGACAGCCGGACGGTACCGGGGACGAACCTCCGGATGGCCGAGGAATGGGTGCGGCTTTATGGCGAGGACCACGATTTCGTCCGGGTCCGGGTGCGGGGAATGTTCCCACGGTCGGGATCGATGCAGTTCATAGGGTCCGACATCGTTGAGGCGGCGTGCAAGCGCGAGCCGGTGCCGCTTTTGACCGATCCGCTGATCATCGGCGTGGATGTGGCGCGGTTCGGCGACGATCAGAGCGTGATCTGGGCGCGCAAGGGGCGGGACGCGCGGTCGATCGCGCCGATCCGGCTGCGGGGTGTGGATACCATGCAACTGGCCGGACGGGTGGCGGAGTGCGTCACCGAATGGCGGGCCAACGCGGTGTTCGTTGATGGCGGCGGGGTTGGCGGCGGGGTGGTGGACCGGCTGCGCCAGTTGGGCGTGGACGTGATCGAGGTGCAGTTCGGCGGCCGGGCGGACCGGGTGTCGATCACCGGCGAGCAGCACGCCTATGCCAACAAGCGGGCCGAGATGTGGGGCAACATGCGGGCCTGGCTGTCGCATGGCGCGATTCCGGACGATCCGGAGGTCCGGGCGGATCTGACCGGGCCGCAGTATGCCTTCGTGGTGGCGGACGGGCGGGATGCGATCACGCTGGAGCGCAAGCGGGACATGAAGCTGCGGGGTCTGGCCTCGCCTGACCTGGCGGACGCGCTGGCGTGCACGTTCGCCTATCCGGTGCTGCCGCGGCCGGCGGCGGAGGCCGGGCGGCTGGGCATCGTGGCGGCGCCGGGGTTCGCGGGGGACTATGACCCGTATGCGTGAGCGGATGCGGTTTTGATTTTTTGCATGCGCCGGTCATTGAAATCATTGATGTTTCCGCATCGCTTCGCATGCGGTCCGCATGCGCTTCGGATGCGCGGGGAGGCATCGGCGGTGCCTTTCCGGCGGCCGGACCGGGCCCTCAGTCAGGGGATATAGCATAGGTGAGCCATGTCTCCGAACACTTCGAGTCTCTCCAGGCGCATCTGGCGCAGGGCCAAACCCGAGCCGAACGGCTGGAGCGTCTGCTGGCGTGCGATCTGGACGAAGCCGGGCGGCCGTCGGTGTTCGTCCTGCCGGAAGCGCGGGCGCTGCTGTCTGCGGCTTTGATGCGGGCGGCGGACGCGGCGGCCGATCTGGGGATCGAACTGTTCGACGTGCGGTGGACGGCGGTGGTGACGCTTTTGCATCACGCCTCGGGGTTCGTGCGGACGATGGGCGCGCGGGAGGCCCGGCTTGCGGCGGAGCTGCTGCGGGGCTTGCAGGTCCGGGTGGTGCAGTTGCGGTTCCGCGGGGCGGGCGAGGTCAGGGTCAGGCTCTCGTAGTCCACTGATCCGGCAGTGGGTGGCGGGCGTGGACCGCTGTCAGGCGTTCAAGCCACGTGGCGACGTCGGCGGGGATTTCGTATTGACCGGCGGCCCATCGCCGCACGCGGGTTTCGTGAATGGCAAGGCGATCGGCCAGACCTCTCTGGGTCCAGCCGATGGATTGCAGGCAGGCGCGGAAGCGGTCGGGGGTCATCCGCCGATTAGTTTGATGAATCCGGCACCGGCGGCGAACAAGGCGGCGCCGGCGCCAAGCAGTGTGGCCGCGATGGTCCAGGGCAGGAACGCGCGGTCGCGGTCGAGCTTGGCTGCTTCGGCGTTCAGTTTTCGCTGCTCGGAGGCGAATTTGTCGCTCTCGGCCCGGAGTTTAGACTGTTCCGCGAGATCCCGGTCAATCCGGGCCAGGACGGCTCGGAGGTCGATGGAATCGCGTGTGGTATCGCTCATCTGGGTGAACCCTCGATCTGTCTGAGCTTCATTGCTCGCGACGGGACGCATTATGCGTTACGACGCGAAACGCGTCAAAGGCAATTTCAGTTTCAGGATCAATTCATGGGCGCGCCCAAGATGCCATCGGTGCCGGCGGTTCCGCCGCCGCCGCCGTTGCCTCCGACCATCTCGACGGCGCAGGTGCAAGCGGCGGGGAAATCCTACCGCAACACCGCGGCTGCTGCCGCCGGGCTGGGCAGCACGGTGCTGACCGGGCCGCTGGGGGTGGATCAGAGCACGAATTACCCCGGCAAGAACCTGACGGGGTCCTGAGGTGGGCGCGCTG